TTATTAAGATGGTCAAAGTTGGATTTTATTGATAGGGCGATTACGGAGTATAAAAAAGAAAATAATCTTTATGACTTTACCGATATGATCATTGATTATGTAGAGGATTTTCATCCCACTTCTTTTGACGTTCTTTTCATTGACGAGGCGCAAGACATGCCCAAGATCCAATATGACATGGTGCATAAACTGATTTCCCACAGCAATGAAACATATATCGCGGGAGATGATGATCAAGCGATTTTTAGGTGGAGTGGCGCTGATGTGGATCAATTCATCAATTTAAAAGGAAATGTAGAGATCTTAAATAAGTCTTATCGCTGCCCTCCGAGCGTCTATAGATTGGCTAATTATATCATTACCCGTATTCGTAACCGTCGTCCCAAAGAATGGCAGCCGAAGGATGAAGAGGGACGTGTGCATAGGATGACACATTTACGCCATATTGATTTATCGAAGGGAAAATGGCTTTTACTAGGACGGACTCGAAAAATTAGAAATGAAATGATTGAAGATTTTCTTTTTTCCCAGGGATATTGGTACGGAAGAGGCGAACATCGTCCGATTGCCCCTAGTGTGTTGAATGCCATTGATACATGGCAACATTTACAAGCGGGAGAAGCTGTTTCTCATAGTGACATTAAAACTTTATACAGTAAAATTAAAAGTGGCACCGGAATTAAAAGAGGCTTTAAACGATTCAAGGAGGAAGAAAAGAATGAACTTTTTACTTTGAAGGATCTTCAGAAAAATCATGGACTATTAGTAGACGGGGAATGGTACGATGTCCTGGATCGTCTTAAACTCTCTGACATAGCTTACTTACGACGATTGGAACAATTGAATGAGGACATTAGGGGGGAACCTAGAATTCGTGTCTCTACTATTCATCAAGCCAAAGGCGGTGAATGTGACAATGTTGTCGTACTTTTAGATCTAGGTAAATTAGTGTATAAATCATATTTAAAAAATCCTGATGATGAACATCGTGTATTTTATGTAGCCGTCACGCGCGCTAAACATAATTTATACATTATTGAAGCACAAAAACAGGAAGGATATAGGCTTTATGAATCCCCCCTCGAAAATGACTTGTAAAGAAATTTTAAGTGAAGCAAAAAAATTAATTGGTGGCAACCGCCATAAAGACTATGGTGACAAGTTGACCAATCATCAGAACATTGCGGCGTTGTGGTCTATTTTCCTCCGAAAAGAAGTGACTCCCCATGATGCCGCGGTGTGCATGGCCTTGGTAAAAGTAGCACGGCTCATGCACCAACATAAAAAAGATAATTATATTGATCTAGCCGCCTACGCCTCTATCGCAGGAGAAATAGAAGAAAGAACAGGTAAAGATCGATCATTTGATTCAGAAGGAGAAAGAAGAGGACGAATGACAGCAAAACATATAAAATCATTAAACAAGTGTCCTCATAATTAAATGACCCAAAATAATTTTAGTTTTGTTCAATCTGAATGGATGCCTCCTGAAACTCTCCCTGATCTATCGGATGCGAAAGTAATTGCATTTGATTTGGAGACTTATGATCCTAAATTAAAGACAACGGGACCGGGATGGACATCTTCTACTGGACACGTGATTGGTATCTCAATCGCGGTGGATGGATGGAAGGGGTATTATCCCATTCGCCATGAAAATGGTTTTAATTGGGATCGAAAACGCGTTCTCTCCTGGACGAAAGATTTAATGAAAACCGATGCTGTTAAAGTGGCACACAATGCAGTTTATGACCTAGGATGGCTTCATACAGAAGGCATTAAAGTTAATGGACGAATTATAGACACAATGATCATGGCACCTCTTCTTAATGAAAATAAATTTTCGTATGCCTTAAATACGGTAGGCAAAGATATGCTCAATGAATATAAAAATGAGGCTAAATTAAAAGAGGCGGCAATTGAATTTGGGGTCGACCCCAAAAATGAAATGTATAAACTCCCTGCTATCTTTGTGGGAGATTATGCTGAACGGGATGCCGACTTAACTTTACGGCTTTATCATCATATGAAACCTCTCATTGAAAAAGATAGCTTGAAAACAGTTTTTAACTTGGAAATGGATCTGTTGCCTGTTATTTTTGAGATGACAAAAAAAGGAGTACGCGTCGATGTCGAACAAGCACAACGTTATAAAAAAAGTTTTAAGAATACAGAAAAGAAGATATTATCTAGCATACTGGAAGATACGGGTCTTGCAGTGGAGATATGGGCTGCTGAATCAGTGGCAAAAGTTTTTGACAAGCTTAAAATAAAATATCCCCGTACGGAAAAAACAGAAGCACCGAGTTTTACTAAAGATTTTTTACTGAACCATAAACACCCTATTGCCCAACAAATACAACGTGCGAGGGAATTTAATAAAGTACAGACGACATTTTTAGATACTATTATTAAACATGAACACAAGGGACGCATTCATTCCAATATTCATCAAATGCGTGACGGCGAATCAGGAACCGTGTCAGGACGGTTCAGTTATTCCAATCCCAATTTACAGCAGCTCCCCGCCAAAAATCCCGAGATTAAGAAACAGATACGAGGACTATTCTTACCTGAAGAAAATGAGGTGTGGGGATCATTCGACTATTCACAACAAGAACCACGTTTGGCTGTTCATTATGCTAGTAAACTAGAGTGCAAAGGAGCCGATGTCTTAGTGACAGAATACAATAAGAATGCCGAAGCTGATTTCCATGAGATGGTGGCAAGTATAGCGGACATTGACCGGGGACGCGCCAAGACCATTAACCTAGGGTTATTCTACGGAATGGGAGTCAATAAACTCTCTCATCAGCTGCAAGTGAAAAAAGATATTGCCAAGGAAATTCTACAAGAGTACAATTCCCGTGTTCCATTTATTAAAGAGTTAGCGACTCGTGTGATGGAATACGCCAACAAAGAAGGTTATGTCTCAACACTTAAAGGTAGAAAATGTCGTTTTGAATTATGGGAACCAACCACGTTTGGCGTTTATAAAGCGCTTCCTTATGATCAAGCTGAATTAAAGTATGGGGAACATCATCATTTAAAACGAGCAGGTACGTACAAAGCTCTTAACCGGCTAATACAAGGATCAGCCGCCGATCAAACAAAACAAGCCATGGTCGCACTGTACAAGGAAAATATAGTTCCACTCATTCAAATCCATGACGAACTTACTTTGAGCTTTGATGGATCGGAAAATGTAAAAAATAAAATTATTTCCGTGATGGAAAATTGCGTAAAATTATCCGTTCCCAACAAAGTTGATTGTGAAATTGGAAAATCCTGGGGAAACGCGATCTAGGTTTTCTGCCGTAAATTAAAATTGTGTTGACATTGATATTGTATAATATAATATAATATTATAATTAATTTATGGAGAAAGATAGAATGACTGATTTACTAAAAATTCCTCAAATTTTGATTGATGCTGCCAACACGCCTGATGATAAGAAATTATTAAAAGAGTTGGAAAAGAAAACTGATACTAATGGATGGAACTTAAATTTCCTTTCCGTACCAAGTTCAAAAAAAAGAAGGGATGTCCATACGGATATCCGCTTTGGCGTTTATGAACTCATTGAAACCGAACAATTAAAGAAGAAGCCCCTTATTAAGAGGCTTCGTGAAAAGTTTCCTGAGATAGGCTCAGGAGTTATTTGTAGAATTGTCAATAAGCTCTTGGATCAACGAGTTATTGAGAAGGATACAAAATTCAAGACCAAACCGATCCTTGTAAAAGGAAGATACTGGAGAAAGATATGAAGAAAGATATATTTGATTTGAAATTTGGGGAAAGTAAAAAGTTTGATAGACCGCGATCTTTTTATTATCTCTACGGAGAAGATGATATTATGTTATCCAAGACCTATGGTGTTTGGTACACCACATGGAAAAAAAAGAAACACTTCTTTTTAAAAAGTAAATCTAATGTCACATCCAACAAATGGACATGGTCCATCGAAGCAAACCGTGTTTTCAGTACCTTGGAGGATGCCAAAATCGGAGTCAAACACGCACTCATAAAAAAGTACGAGGGTCTGTTGGAACAACGAAAAAAAGACATTGTCCGAATTAATGGTCTTTTAAGTGACCCCAATAACTTTAATGTTGTTGATATTAAAAATAAATCTTACTGTAAAAACAGATGGGAGACGGTCATTAAATTTAAGGAGCATCTCTCACTTTAATCATCAATTAAAAAGCGATAATTTAGGGATAGGCAAACCTGAATTATCGCTTTAAATTAATCAGATGATTTTTTCTCCCTATCTTTTATCAAAATGTCGAGCATTACTTCAAGTTTTATCACTCGCTCCTTTATTTCTGGAATATCTCTTAGCACTACTTGTTCTATTGTGTGCTGCTGGTCTTCTAATGCTTTTACTTTTTGGGACAGCATGCCATATACACTTCCTGCACTTATTAGAATCATGGCGAACCAGACGACATTGCGAAGATTAAAATCTTTTTCCATTATCCGTACCCCCTAAACCTATTAAATCCTCCAGTCGCCAAGGAAGCAATTCCCCCTTTTTTCATATTTTGTAATTTACCTTGATCTTTATTTAAAGATTTCTGTATCTCATTATCAAGAGCCTTAAATTGTAAGTATAATCCTGAAGAATTATTTCCCGCTTGGATCTGTTGCCATAGGCTATCCCGTTGGTTTATTAACTCATCCAAAGCTTGAGAGTCTAAAGTATTTTTCTTATCCCTTTTGATATCCAACATATTGGTTTTAATCTCACCATCGGTGTCAGTTTGTGTTTCAATGAATTCATTGGTTTTTTCGGTGTTTCCAATCCCCACCGTGGCTAAAGCATCTTCGACAAAACCTTTAAATCCTTTTCCTTTGTTCCTATTCTTCCAGTCTTCTGATATATTTTGTACCATAGTGGACTCTGTTGCCAAATCTTTGAGGTTGCTGGCAGTATCCATTGTTTTATCTTTAAGCCACTTAGCTCCTATCCCCAGGTATTTTGCGGGTGTCGCCATTGTCACAATATTTCTTGCCGTTTTTCCGCTTCCCCACGGAAAAAGTTGTTCCATCATTGAAGGATTAATATCATATAAGTTTCTCATCCAATTGTGGTATTCATCACTGGTTAGTCCCTCTCTTAGTTTTGGTTTCCCTGAATATTTTGCCCCTATGTTTGTGCCAAGAATACCCGAACCTTCCACCTTGCCTGTGAAGTCACTTCTATTTACGTTTCCTTGCCTGTGAAATGCTTCTTCCACCGCTCTTCGTTTCGCGTTTTGCGCCTGGATTCTTTGATTATTTGCTGTTTGCGCCCTGAAAGCTTGATTAGCTCGCCACGCGTCTTTCCCAGTCAGACCTGTAGCCTCTTTAATTGTATGTGATACTTTATTGGGATTGTAAGTTTGTCGTGTGGGAACCGTTAATCCATACTGTTTGGCTGATTTTTGGACATAATCACTTGTATCTCCAGCGGCGATTCTTCGTGCTGTTTCAGCTTTAATCCTCTCGTGTTTTTTACTCATTACGCCACCATTTGGTGGGGCTTTTTATGCTCCATTAGGGACGCAATTCCTCCTTCATTAGCGAACAACGGCATTCCCATACTTTCCATCCGTTCCACGATGGATGGGTCAACACCGCCAGTTATTGCGGAATCTGCTTGAGGGTTAGGTAATGGGGGAACAATATCCGCCATTGCAAACTCTTGATTAGGAACAGGAATGTTTTGAGGAATGTCCAGGAATGTTTGTTCATCCAAGATAACCTCTTCAGTCCCATCTTTTATTTCTTTTTCCTCTAATAGTCTTTTTTGTAGCTGTAGGTTTTGCTCATGAATACTTGCAGGATCTACTGTAGGTTTGTCTAGTTTCATTGGACCCACACCTAAATCATCCAGAATTTCTTCAAATATCCTAAATTCAACGGAATCAGGATGTAATGACTCTTTAAACTCAGTAAGGAATTCAAAATCCCCTGTTTTTTGTTCTGGGTTTTCTTTTAAGTGCAGATCCAGAAGATCTTGAACCGCTCTTTGCCAAAAACGTGGCCCCAGAGGTAACTTGATAAAAGGAAGTTTTGAAATCGCTGTTTGCCTTGCGGGATCAAAAATAGTGTTAGCGGCTTTCGCCAATCGAGGATTGCCTAAAAATTTCGTTAAACCATACCGTCCTATCATCATTGCAAAAAGTCCTTGTAGAGCCGTACCAGCACCTACGCCGACTAAACCAGCTCCTCCTGCCATTGCACTACCTGTTCCTGATCTAAACAATCCTTGTAAGAAGGGCTGCATACCTTTTATTTGCGCTGACCTCATCAAGTAAGTTGAAGGATCACCGATTTTTATGCCTGATTCAAAAACCCCCATATCAATAATATTTTTCATTAATGTTGGATCGATTCCGGCTTCTTTTAACAGTAGTAATCCGTGTTCCGTCGGCTTACGAAGATCAAAACCTAATTTTTGAGCCAATGTTCCTGGATCAAAGCGCATCATCTTGTCTATTTTTTTAGTACTTCCCTTGCCTACCACATCAGTTAAACCCAAGAGTCCTACATCAAATTTTCCCATGGAAGCCCTCATTGCATCGTCCACAAATTTTTGAGCGATTTGCTTGAAGACTTTAGGTCCCACGATTTCTTTTAATTGCCTTAAAGTGGTGGGTGAATCTATTTTTAAGACGGCCTTTAACATCATATCAACATCTTTTTTAGTTGCATCCAGACCCGGTCCAAAAATATTTTTTACAAAGACATTGAATTTATTAGCCGCGGGTGAATTGAAAAGATTATGAAAAGCTTTTGTATAAGTGTTGGCATCCTTGTGGGACTGGGCAATTTTGTTGGCTAATTCGGAGTCCCCAATTTTCATAATATTAACGGCATCGGGCAACACCGAAAGATCAAGAGATTTTTTTAATGCTGTCAATACTTTGGTAAACTCCTTGTTATATAGTTTTCCTTTGCCTACGATATCATTGAAATAGGACTGGAGATTGGCGTTCCATGTACGCACCTGTTGATAGGAGACATCCCCCCCTTGATCAAAGATGCTCTTTTGCATTTTTCTCATCGTATTAAAGAAATCACGGATAGGCTTGTCATCCGCTATTCTTTCCAAGTTGATGTCTTTAAGAAAACCGCTTTCTACAATATCATCAAAACTTTTTATAATTCCATTTTTATCGACAGGAATACCCCTGAACTCCTCTAAGATTCCCCCCTTGGTGAAAATCTCCAATGTTTCTTGAAGACCACCTTTCATTGTCGTGTTAAGGATATTGGGATCGCTCAACATCGCGTGATTATCATATGCCGCCTTCCACAATTTACTTACTTGTTCTTTCATATTCTTATATTTACGTGTTCCCGCGTTAAAGATGCTGATTCCCTGTTCGGTGAACTTGGATGTAGGGGCGATGCTTTGTAAAACACTATCAAACCAATTATTAAGGTCTTTCACTCTGACGCCTTTGGAGTTTCGCAGACCACCTCCCATGAAAGGCAGAATGCCCATAGGTTTTAAAATAAGCTGGCCAATTTTTGATTGTGCCGCGATATCTAATTCAATGCCAAGAGCCTTGGCGACATTTCTTGCCTTGATGATGGCGGGATCCGAGAAATCCAATGTGGCTCTCGCCAATTTAGGAACAGCCTCAGGTAAAAGAAGACCTATGGTTTCCCAAAAAATAGCCTCCTTCATATCTTGACCCATTTGGTCAAAATTGGGTTTCCAATCTTCGTTCCCCGTTATTAAGTATTGGGCGATGTCATACGCTTGTGTCGCGGTAACCGAACCGAATATGCCACCAAACCATGCCTTGCCAAAAACACGAACAAGATCTTTGGGATTGGTTGGAAGTTTTCTAATATTTTTAAGTTTAAAAAGATCTTTTAATCCTGGGATGCTTCCCATAGCACTCCCCATTATAAAGGCGTCATCCCTATCTATGCCTACAAATGGAATAGCCGCCAATCCTTCTGGAAGATTTTCATCAAATCCAAATTCTTCTAAAAGATTTACTCCTACGGTTTTTTCCCATGTCTCCTTGGCTTTTTCTACCGCTTCAATAAGTTGCTGATCATTTGTCTCGTAGACTTTACGCATTTTTTCGTCGGTGAAAGGATTGTCTGCTTCTTTTTTATTTTTAAACGCATCAACAAGTTTTATGATGCGCGCAGCCTCATCCTTGTCGGGCTTGTCCCCCTTTATTTCAATTTCGTAGGGAATTCCAGGTACTGTGATAAATCCCATTCTTAATCTCCTTCAGTGGCGTTTATTATTGCCTCTAAATCCTGTAAAGAATAGGTATTTCCCGTAGTAGTATCCATTTCTTCTTTAACGGCGAAGTTGTGAATTGAATCCACAAAAGCATCAATGTCGTTAAATTTTCCTAGAAGCGCGGTCTGATCAATCTCGGTTGAGCCTTCTTTAGTGGTAAGAACCTTGACATATTCCTTTACGAGTCTTGCGACTTTATCCGCCACCGCGTCTACCTTTTGCATCGCAACATCCCTTCCAAACATACCGGTCGGATCAATTTCCTTTAAACTAAGTTCTTGCTGCTTTTCGGTAGGCTGCCGTGTTCCCTTGAAACTTCTTAAATCCGCTATGCCCGCCGCAATGGAATTTTTTAACATTTGTATTTCTTGAATTTCAGCCTTGTTGAACATTGTTGAAAGTTTTCCTTCTTTTCTAAAGATTTTATCCCCCATATAGGCATCATCAATTTGATCAATCATCGTAAACAGTCCTTGGAAAGTTTCTAAAAACCATCCTGGCATCCCTCCTATTTCAGGGTGGGTGACCAATATTTCTTTCATGCGCAGTAATTCCTTTAATGTCGCTTGTGACCGCGCGACAATCTTATTGATGTCATCTTTTTCCGTTCCTGTTGCCATTCCTTCTTGAACAAAAATTTCATCTATAACTTCACCATTTTCAGGTGTTCCATCCTGACGGTGGACGATGCCCCCGTGTTTTTTGTCATCAGGAACTTTATCCGTATCCACTCCCTCGTAGCGTATCGCCGATCCTTTTTTGCCGAAGAATTGTGTCCAATCCCAACTCCACTGTAGGGAGGTTCCTTCAGGATAAAGCCTGTAGAATTTTTCCCAATCAATTACTTCCTCTTCATCAGTATCAGGTCCTACTCTAGTCTTTTCAATTTTAGTGATTCCAAGAATTTTTGCAATGAAATCATCTGTTTGCTTATTTAACCCAACCGTCAGGTTTTGTTTCTGTTTGCTTTTTTCCTTTTTGGCTTTCGTCTCCGCGAGCATTTCAGCTTGAGCCGCACTTAATGCACTTAAATCCATTTTCATTCTTAAAGCTCGTTCTTCTTCCGCGCGTTTACTTCCTTTTTTGGATAGTTCATCAAAGAACATTGCACTCGCTTCGGTAGGACTAGCTCCTAGACCCCAATTAAATCCTGCTCGTGATAGGGCGAATAACGCATCCGCCTCCGCTTGCTTGGGATCAAAGTATTTATCAACGATGCCCATGTAAGTGGGTGAATATTGCGCATGCTTTTGCGCCAAGACTGAATCTCCTTCATTGAAATATTGAACGGGTCCCCCGCCTCGTAGGTTTGCTATTCCACCCATATTATATCTTCTAATGAGGCCTCCGTTCGCCGCCATCGTTTCTTGAATGCCGACAACTTCCTCTTGTTCCACCGGTATGTTCATCGCTTGCGCTTGATCCGTTGCGCCAATTCCTTGCTGTGATTCTTCCAGAGTAAGCATTTGAATAACAGGTTGAACGAGTGCCAACACACTGTCGGGTGTTCTAGCGGCATCATCCTCTCCAACAATTCCCGCCAATTCCTGGCGTCTGTCATGTTCCGTGAGGTTATCACCACGAATGGCTTGCATGAGTTCATCATATGTGGATGCCTGATCTAGTTGATCTTTGGCTGCGGATCCTTTGCTCATCACTTGTTCCGCCACTTGTTCCTGTTCAAAACCATCCATAATGCCAACATTATTGGCATTCACTTGTTCACCCATTGGAGGTGATCCCATTTGTCGTGAGACTGCCTGATTCCAATAAGGACCATCCATTCCTGTGCCCTGATGTGGCATCCCAGAAAATTGTCCTTCTGCGGATGACATAAGAGCTCCACCTTCTTTTATTATAGCCATTACATGACCTTCACCAAATTCTCCGATAGCCGCCGTAATTATCGCTTGAATCTCTTGTGGGTTGGTTATTTGTCCGTTGGCAACTTTTACTAGTTCTCTATGCAATTCTTGTTCGCCTTGATCGCCGTAATATAAATTAGATTCCTGTGGTGTTATCTCCCCTTGCATGGGAGATCCTGCTTGTCTTAAATGAGGATTTTTAAAACCTCCTTCTTCTCGGAATTCCCATTCTCTGTTTAGTCTATCATGCGTTTTATGATAATTATCTAAACCTCCTATTCTATCAAAATATTTATTTAATAGCGTACGTGATATTTTATGATCTTCTTTAGTACTTTGATTGTTTAGTACTTTTGTTGTAATATCTATCATTGTTTCTATTTCATCTGGAGTGCCAAATGCCTGCACTAATTTTAAAACTCCTTCCGTATGATAATTTGGTGCTTCTAGTTTTATAAAGTCTTCCATCGTAAACTGAGAAACACCTTCATCACGATCCCATTGTTTGGACAAGTCACCAGTATCACTTAATGGCACTTCCATTAATTCATTTATTCTTTGTTCTCCAAATCTATCACTAATCTCTCCCATAGGTGGGGAACCTGCTTGTCTTGGAACAATAAACTTTTGCGCTTCTATTAATGTTTTCGTGTCATCCCCTCTGCCGCTTGATGTCTCGACAAACTCCCTGAACTTTTCGATGCCCTCAATGAAACTGTCACCCTCTTGCATATAATTATTTTCAATAAAGAGCCTGAAGTTCGGATCATCGGGATCAAAATATTCATTGCCGATAAACAATAGGTCTTCACGATCCGCCCAACCAGTCTCCATGAAATCGCCTACTTTTTTTCCTTGTTTCTTGAGCCACTGCAAAATTCCCCCCTTATCTTTTGCCTGATCCGCCGTATATTCATACGTGTCGTAGCCCTTATCAATATAATCTTCAACCGTAACTTCCCCTTCTTGAGGTGTACCCGCCATACGACGAACCACGGGAAACGGTTGACGAAACATTTGTCTGTTTAAAACTGCCATTATACTACTCCCATTCTTCTCGCCCCGGCGATGCCCGCTAAAGCGCCAATACCTGTTCCAATAGCTTGTTGCCACGGACTGATACTAGGCGATGTAGCTGTCGGGATGACTTGTTGTGAAGTTGGCGCTTGTGCCAAGATATCACCATAGAAACCCAATCGCTGATATGGTTCATACATCGTTTGCAACGCATTTTGCCGTTGCATATCCAAAAGTTGTTGTTCTCGTTGACGTTGCATGCCTCCGATACCAAGTAGGGACTGAATGTCTTGTCCCGCTAGTTGTTGTTCCATTTGTCCCAAACCTGCATATTGTCCTCCCAATCCAGCTTGTTGCTGACCAAGGGCGCCGATTCCAAGTCCCGCCAATCGTTGGCGTTCCATCTGATTTTGATATCCCCCCATCGCTTGTGCGTAGTTTTGGGCGTTCAATTGAGTGAGTGCTTGCGCACGTGCGTCTTGTAATCCTCTTTGTAGTTCAGCTCCTTGGACACCAAACCGTGATCCTCCAAAAGCGCCTGCTTGTTGCGCTTGTCCTGCTAAATTTTGCTGTGCTGTCGCCCCTCTCTTGTCCAATTCCTGCATCGTCTGGTCAATGACTTGCTGTTGGAAGGGGTTAAGGTAAGGCTGTAATTGTGTCGTGGTAGGAGCGCCTGTAATGCCTCCTAGTAAATTCTGAGCCGCTTGCGTGGTTGCCTGTCCCTGGGCGATTCCCTGTCCCGCTAAGTTAAGGTAAGGTACATAGCCTCCGATGCCTTGCTGTGCTTTTAGAAAAGCGTCTTGTTCAGGCGTGGTGAAACCCGCGAGTTGATATTGAGGAAGAGTAAGTTTTTGTTCAGCTAACGCTTTAGCTGTATCCATTAAGCCAAGCTTACGTGCCTCTATGTCAGGAGCCTCCCTGTTGATATATTCTTCAACCATTATGCAGCCCTTCTTTCAAGATTTTTCATCGCATCGTACATACGTTTCGCGCCTTTGCGCCTGTCTCCGCCACCGGCGTTGCGTACCGCTTGCGCCGTCATCACGAATTCCCCGTCACTCAGCATCGCTGGAATGGAATCGCTTTTACCCGTGCCAGGACCATTGATGGGTCCCGTCTTGCGTGGGAAATATCTATTTGTTCCATTAGCTAGTTTAACAGTACCACCTTCCGCACTCCGTATGAACTCGGTCGGAAGATCCTCGACAGGAACTCCAAACTGTTCTTGAAGTTCAGGGTAATAGTAAGGGTTGCCCGCTACATTGGCGATCTGGAATTCTTCTGGGTTTTGATAGTAGAATGGATTAAGAGCGCTTGGATCTGTGTCACCCATTTGCTCGGCTTGTGCTTTTGCATCCAAGTAAGTGAGAGGAATGGATGCCAACGCTGCGGTTGTCAGTCCTTTTGATAATCCTGATGCAGGTTTTAAAATACTATTAGCTAAATTAACATCTGCAAGACTTGAGTTTGGATCATTTAAAATAGCTTGTGCTTTTATTTTAACAGGATCAGTTCCTGTATAAGCTGCTGTGACAGGATCAGCGCCAGCGCCAAAACCCATCCCCTTTAATACATTATATTTATCCCCCATACCCATTGTACCTGAAGATCCAAATCCTGCTCCTGCGTATTGAGATAAAGGTCCCCATGTTGCCGCGACAGAACCAATGCCGTATCCGAGCATGGCCGTTTGAAGGGCTTTTTCTGGTTTCTGTCCCGCGACAAGTCCACCAATACCAGCGCCAATACCAGCGCCTGCGGCGCCACCAATCATAAAGCCGATGCCTCCACCTACAATGGGAGCCACCTTTTTTACGACTTTTTTTACGCTTTTAAAAAACTTGCCGACCAATCCACCAATGCCATATCGGGGAATTGTCTCAAGAAATTGTTCATTAATCATGCATAATCCTTTAATAGCAACTAATTTTTGTTGGGAGAGCAAGAAGGCCAGACTTGATGTACTTGATAAATGTCAAGTATTGTGATTCGCCAATTTTATTCTATATTTATAGTCAAATTCTTGGTATATGACAATAGATAAATATGGCAAAGAAAGTTAAGACAGAAACCCCACCACTTTTTAATCATACATTTGAGGCTATTAGGCCGTTTGGTCCCACTATCATCAAAGGAACAGTGCCCATGGATCTTATTGATTTATTGGATAAGAAAGCATCAAAAATGCTGGGAAGCGAACAGCTTTCCAAAGAGTTTAATCACGCGCAAAATCTAGCGGGCAATGTTCAAAAGGAAGTGCGCTTTCCTCAGTCGTGGATGAGTACAAAAGAATTTAAGCCTGTGGTTGATTACATAGGAGAAATGGTAAAGGCTTACATCTCCATTCCCCCTGCAAATGAGACCATCAGTCCTGCGTTTGTAGGCAAGCTCATCATTCAATCAATGTGGATGGTTAGTCAGTGGGCGGGAGACTTTAATCCTATGCACATTCACGAAGGACAACTGTCAGGAATTATTTATTTACGCATACCCCCTGGACTGAAAGAGGAATACAAGAAAGAGGACCATTACCCAACAGTGGGAGATGTTGTTTTTTTTCATGGTCAAGCGGCGACCTTCAATGGTCATAAGCTGCAGCATAGTCCTCAAGTAGGGGACATATTCCTATTCCCTAATTGGCTGTCACACGGCGTCTATCCTTTTAGAACCAAGGGGCAGGAGAGACGATCGGTTTCTTTCAATCTTGAACTTGTTAAAAAGCCAGGTACTGAAGCCGGAAACGCTGAAACATTACGTAACAAAGAGTTTTATAAGCAAACGTGATTGATATTAAGAATGTCCCGATGGTCCGTGTGACATGGACGGATGCTCGTGATATGGAAACAGGGTGGCTTGAACTAAAAGATATTCTCCACGCACCGTTGGCCATATGTCAAGATGTAGGATGGATGATGGTAAATAATCCTGAAAAAGTTATTATTATGAGATCTTGGACTTCAGAAAAAAATGATCAGCAAGGGGGAGGGGTAGTCTCTATTCCTAAAGGATGGGTAACTCATATTGAATATTTAACGGTAAGTTATGGTACAAAAAGCAAATAAAAAACCTTCTACAAGAATATTTGTCGCAACTCCTTGTTATGGAGGAATGTTGACAACAAATTATTTTGAAAGCTGTATGGGATTGATGGCTGAATGCATACGAAAACAAATAGGATTGCAGTTCGCCACCATTGGAAATGAATCATTGGTGACTAGGGCTCGCAATACTCTGGTTCAATTGTTCATGGACGATGAAAAAGAATACACGCATTTAATGTTCATTGATGCTGATATCGGTTTTGATCCTAAAACAAT